CTCACTGGTCGCTCAGTCTCGATGATCTCCGGGGCACAGATTACCCCAGTGTCTACACCAAGTATCGATAGTATACTGGATTTGGATGACTTATCCGGAGTGTATGGGTATTCTCTGGCAATTAGTGGGAGACTGTTTTACATCCTGTCGCTGGTGGGAAGTGCCATCACGTTGTGTTATAACCTCACGGAGAAGCACTGGACATACTGGTCAAGTGGGCAGACCACAGCACCAGTATGTCCAGTGACTTTGACTCTTGGGAGTGACCTTATGACTGTCACAGGAACGATGACAGGCACACTCCCACTGGCGGGGACGTATGTGATGATTACTGGAGCAACAAACCCACTGTTCAATGGGATGTTTCTGGTGACATCAGCAACCATGACTTATTTCACCTATACCATTGAGTATTCCACGTATTTGCTGGACTCTTATGGAAATATCTTAGTCACAGAGGCTGGAAATGCATTGGTAGGAACGATTATTCCAGTTGCAGGAACTGTTGCAGGGAACTGCCAAGTGAGCCTCACTTCCAACTCCTACTTCACTGCCATTGCCTCCGCAGGAAACAATCTCCTGCTGGATGCCACAAGTGGAGCGGTGGAGAAGCTGGATGCAACTACTTACACTGACTACACTGGCCCAATTGACTTCAACATCGTGACGAAGAACCTTTCCCCAGGCGAGACCTCTACGTTGACTCGGATTGCTGCAGTTGAGGTGAAAGGGGATAAAGTGCTGACGACTGGGTACTTGCGCTATTCTGACACAGACTACAAGAACTGGTCGAGCTTCCGTTCACTTTCCATGAACTCCCCGCGGGTTCGCGCTCTGCGCCTTGGCGCGACACGCCGCAGGGCTTTTCATTTCCGTCATGTGGACAATACACCGCTGCGCGTGGAGGAACTCCTGATCGACATTGGCGGGACTGACGTTGCATCACAGACTAAAGGACGTTGACGATGGGATTTATTACGCTGCCTCCTGCCCCTCAAGGCGTGGAGAAGGTGACTGCGATATCTTGGGTGACTTGGTTTACGCTGTTACAGAGGGGGCTGACTTCCAATGCGCCGATGCAAATGCCAGTGTACACGCTGGCTACACTGCCTTTAGCAAGTGGAAGCACTGGAAAGTACATCGAGGTGTCAGATGCTACTGGTGGGGCAAAGCTCTGTAGGAGCGATGGGGCGAACTGGTTGCTGGTGAATACGACTACAATTGTAAGCTGAGGCTGGAGGAGATGGAGATGGAGATGGAAAAGATACTGTTGGATGACTGGAAATGGATAGTCAGGAAAGCCTGGAGCTTCCGGTTGATGCTGCTGGCGGCGGTGTTTTCTGGGATTGAAATGGCATTGCCGATTATTGGGGACAGGCTGCCGCAGATGCTGTTTGCAGGGCTTACCTTTGTGGTGACTGTAGCTGCTCTCATCGCTAGACTTCTTGTACAGCGCCGGGAGGCCGAAGAGGGCAGTGCCGCGGACTCTGGAACTGAGGAACTCTGATGGCGCCGGAGAACCGCAGGCGTGCTGCGATTGCTGGGCTAGTGCTGAGTGCCGCAGGGCTTGTGACCATCGTGGAGCAGGAAGGATACAGCAGCAAGGCAACTATTCCCGTTGCAGGGGATGTTCCGACAATAGGGTTTGGGGCGACTGCTGGGGTGCGGCTGGGAGATACCACAACCCCTCAGCGGGCACTCGGGCGAGCACTGCGTGATATTAGCACCTTTGAAGGGGCGCTGAAACAGTGTGTACACGTGCCATTGGCACAGGGAGAGTATGATGCTTTTGTGGGACTGGCCTATAACATCGGGGGGAAGGCTTTTTGCAATTCACGGCTGGTGCAGAAGGTGAATGCTGGGGACTACAAAGGGGCGTGTGGGGAGATTCTTCGCTGGACGTACTATCAAGGCAAGGACTGCGCAGATGTTAGGTACAAGCATCTGTGCGGGGGGCTTGTGACACGCAGGCAGCAGGAATACAAACAGTGCATGGAGGGATGAGGGATGGATAACAGGACAAAATATTATCTAATCGGGGGAGTTGTTGTGGTTATTGCGGCTACAGTGGCAATTGTGAATTTCTCTTGGTCATCGCTGAAGCCAGTGGTGAGTGAGCCAAAACCGGATGTTGCGATACTGGCGGAGGCAGCCCCACAGGTTCGCAAGGATGTAAAGGAAGATGTGGCAGTGCCTGCGGCGAAGGTGCGAGCTTACAGGCCAGCTGTGAAGCACAAGTTGAAACTCCCACAGGCTGTGCAAGATAACACCGCGCAGTCGGTTGTGAGTGCGAGCCGGGTGGCAGCAAATGACCATCCGCAAACGGTAACTGCGGTGTTGGACACAACGACTGGAGTCACCACACAGTATGTGAAGGAAGAGCCGCTGCCTTGGGTGGGTGCACAGCAGCACTCGGAAGCTGGGATGTACGCTGGGGTGCAGGATGGACAGCCAGCGGTAAAGGCGTATGTACGGCAGGAATTGTTACAAGTAAAAGCCCTGCACTTGGGGGCTATTGCTGAGGCCACACAAGTGCAGGGTAGGGGGCTGGATGCCTTCGCTGGATTTGGTGTTTGGGCTAGGTGGTAGCCAGTAGCCTATTCACAATCCCCCCAGCTTTTCTCGCTACTGACAATCCCCACCGGAATCACCAGCGGGTCACTGTAGGGAATGACAATCTGCGCTTCCTCTACAATCCTCTCCAGCCAGTGCTCCTTGCCTTCTATGGGCACCTGCCCCATCAGGGAGTCATGGACTTGGAGTAGAACTTCAGCCTCCGGTAAGTTATTGTGGATGTTGACATAGGCACGATTGATGAGACAGCCTACTGTTGATTGTGGTATCCATGCGACTGCCTGATTGAAGATAGTCCCTTCTATCTTGTCGAAGAAGTGTATGCGATAGCCAAAGGCATTTTGCACGTACCGGCGACCACTGACCTGCTTCTTGATATCCTCTTGCCAGCGTTTGATTTCCGGTGCAAGCCCGAAGTACCATTTCTGGATTCGCTCGGTTTCATGCACAAGCAGGCCGATACGCGGGGCAATCCCATCCGCGGTTCCCAGATAGTTTGTTCCGTGGCACAGTGATTTGAACATGCCATATTCCCTAGGGTGCGACTTCTTCGTCATGCTGGGATTGTGGTAATACTCCCGCATGACTTCAATGTAGGGCTTCCTGCCATTGGCGAAGTGATCTTTCATCCACTTGCAGTCGCTCTCCCACGTTACAATTCGCAAGTCGGCGCTGTCTAGGTCAATGTCGAACATGGCCATGCCGGGGTCTGGAATGAAGAGTTTGCGAACATTCGGCAGAGACAGGCCGCCACCTTCGACCTCACCGCCCTTCGGGATGTTCTGGCAATTCAGCCCGGAACCAAAGGCGTTCTTGCTAGAGGCGAATCTGTAAGTCTCAGTCCCGCAGATATTGAAAGTAGTGCGGATGCGACCGTCTGTGTCCAGCTGTGCCTCCACAAAAGTTGAGTTGAAGACTCCCAGAGAGCGCAGTTCAGAGATTGTGCGCGTGAGGGGCTGAAGTATCGGCTCCCGCATTGCGAGCTTGTGCAGGGCCTCATCATTGGTTGTAGGTGACATGCCGCCTTCTGCGTTTCGCTTGAGCACTTTCTTCTGCGCAAGTTCCTCATAGAAAAGCTCCTGCATCTGCTTGGGAGAACGGATGTTGACTGGGTGGCCAAGGACTTCCTCCATCCAAGTTTCTCGGGCAGCCCGTGCCTGCAGGAGTTCCTGGGAGAAGGCGGCACGTCTGCGCGTATCCATGCGAATCCCCCGATTCATGGTTTTGAGAACGCAGGGAGCAAGGGATTGCTGGAAAGTGTTGACATCTTCGAGCTTGAGGGACTTTACAACCTGTGTCAGGACTTCATGAATCGCAAGAGTGCGCAGAGAGTCTGTGCAGTTGTAAATCCAATACTTGTCCTCACCTTCTCCCTTGGGGCCGTCAGTCCAATTAGTACGGTCATCCTTCCAGTACAGGTGGTCCTCCAGATACATTGAAGAGAGGAAGGCCAGGTTTTTCGGGAGGTTGGAGAAGCAGGAGTGCTGCTGAATCATTGTGTCTTGCACGTCTGGGCAGAGGAAGTGCCAATAGCGATAGATGTACTGCGCATCATAGTTCCAGTTCTGCCCGATGATTTGCGCCAGTGACATGAGGCGAATCATGCGGAGTACGAGCTGGGATTCTTCTTCCAGAGTCCAGTAGCCTTCATCCGAGTGCTGGCACATGAGAGGGATGCAAATGGCTTCTGAAGAACTCCATGCGAAGGCAATGCAGGCAATGTGCCCCGCACGAGTTTCGATGTCAGCGCCGAGTTTGAGCTTGTGGCCAGCGCTGAGAGCGGCTGAGGCAGAGGTGATGAGGGAATCCAGGGTGTCGGCAGCTTGGGAATAACTTGGGCGGATTACGAGCTTGTAATCCGTGCGAGAAACCCGTGGATTGTCCTTGTGTCTGGCCACCCGCTTCAGGTCATGCAGCAGAATCGGGCGCAGATTCCATTGCATATTCAGAAGCGCTGGGGAAATTGTAGGGATGACCTTCAAACCTGGGATGAGCGTGGAAACCATCACAGACGACCTCCAGTTCATCGCACCCCACTCTCCAGTGAGTGCCCACAGCGCCAAGTCACCAATGACGCAGACAACATTGGGTTTGAGGGCCAGGAGTTCCTGCCGTAGCCTCTCAATCCCCTCCACTACCTGGGGCAGCACCATTCTGCCATTGTAATAGACATGGGCTGGAGTAATGTCTTTCTTCTTCAGCGCTACAAGTCCCCCCGTCCTGCCAGAGGGCGCCTTGGAAGTGCATACCATTGTCAGGTAGCAACTCTCCCTTGGAATCCCAGCCTCCCGCATGAGCTTCGTGAGTTCTATCCCAGGCATACCCCGGAATGGCTCTCCTGTGGCGACATCCTGCTCATGCGGGAACTCTCCTACTATTGCTATGGCCGCATTATTCGGCCCGACTGCACGTATCATATGACTATAACTCCTGCGTGTGTGTATGAGGGGGGGGGCCAGCGCCTACAGCCCCATTAAAGCCGCTAGTTCATCTCCCAACACCTTCCCAGTAGTAACAGGCGGATTTTTGTCGGCTTCCTCCACGTCCTTCATCCGCTGCAGGCACACTCCATAGTATTCCTTGGAAGCTTCCAGCACCGTCGCTTTACACTTCTTGGCATGAGCCGCTGGGATGAGTGTGCCGGTACCTCCGAAGGAATCTAACACCTCATCTCCAGGTCGCACACTTCGTATCAGCAGATTCTCATAGAGTGCGACCGGCTTTTGCGCGCCGTGCTGCAAGCCCACGTCGGCTGTCGTAGCAATAATATCAGGGTAGATTGCTGTGGTCTTCTTATGCCCTTTAATCGCGTACAGGATGCACTCATACTGCCGGCGTGGGCCCTCTTCAGGGAGCGGGACTCTGCCACTGTTAGGCTTTGTGTGCAGGATCGGTGTGCGAAACACATACCAGCCTGCGGCTTGCATCAATGCCTTCAGCTCATGGAAACGGTCGAAGTCGCAGAAGACATATGCGTGGGCCTGGGGCTTCGTGACGCGGAAACTCTCTGGACACCACCGACGCATTAGCTCTTGCCAGCTTTCGTAACTGTCCTCATAGTGGTGGCTGTTATTGGCCAGTCTCCCCTCCCCGCCCTCCCCGAAAGCATCGG